CTTTGATATTCTATTTCTCCTTTAGCCATTCTTTCATAATATCTTCGTTCGGCTTCACTTTCTAATAATTCTGATTGCTTATGATTTTTATAAATCTCAGCACCAGTTTTAAAAACTGTTGGTATTATACTCCACCACATTATTTTTTAGACCTATTTTTAGATTTAGACATTATTCGTAAATTGCCTAAAGAGTTGTTGCTTGGGTTGCCATCTTTATGGTCTACGTCTTTACCTTTGACAGCACTAATACCTAATTTTTTAATCATAAGATTTCTCGCTATTCTTCTTTTTTGCCTATTGTTTCTGTCTTCTTTAGAACGAATTGCATATTCTCTTTTATAACTACGCATTAAAGAATTGTAGATTTAGCTAGTCTATCTGTTACTTCTTTTCTATAAGCTGGGTCTTTTTCATATCTTGGGTCATTCATAGCTTGAGTAACTTGTGCAATTGACCTAAAGGCATCTGAAGAAAATACATCACTATCTCCTTCAAAAAGCTCTTGTCTTTGAAAATTAGATTTGTTCATTCCAGCAGTAGCCATCAAACCTCTAACTGCAAGTTTCATCTGTGCCATTGAACCACTTTCAATTATTTCATTATAACTTTGAACTTCTTCATCAGATAAATTTTCTGAAGCCCAATTAATAAGTTCTGCATATTTATCTTGTGAACCTACTTCTTGATAAACTTCTTTTTGGTAATTATCAGAAAGTGCTTTTTGACCTTCAATATAACCATCAACAATTTCTCTATTTAAACCTAATTTAGCAAGTTCTTGATATGAATTATCTGATAGCATACCATTATCTGCATATTCTTGATTAAATCTATCTAATACATTTTCTTCTAATTTTACTTGTTCAGAATTATTTTTTGTTTGTTCTTTAGCAGGTTTAACATTTGCTGAAAATTTCTTTTCTAGTTCTGAATATGCTTTTGCTAATTCTTCTGCTGATTTAAATTTTTCAGGAAGCCACTCAGGTTTTTGTTCTGTGCTTTCTGTTAAATTTTTTGGTTGAGAAATTACAGCTTGTGTTCCTGAATTTGTAGATATAACTTCTGCTCCTACATTTACATTTGCAATACCTAAATCTTTAGCAGATTGTTCTAAAGATATTTCTTTATTGTCTGGTTGTACTTCTATACGTTGTGTGTTCATATTTTTTCCTATTGTTGATTAGTTGCTTGTTTAACAGCATCAACTAATCCTTGTGGATTTTCAGAATTTGCTTCTCCCATTGCTAGAGCAATTCTAGGGTCTGCTAGTGATTTTGTAGCAAACTGTTGTAATTGTTGTTGCTGTGTTTCTTGTTGGATTTGTTCTGCTGGTTTAATTAATCCTGCTGTATCAACACCATTTGCTACTGCAAACTTTTTGATTGCATCATCAAGATTAATGTATTGAGCTAGAACATTTGCTCCTAAAGTTGAAGCAAGGTCAGACATAAATTGAAGTAATCTTATTCTATCTGAACTTCTTCCTAGTGCTTCCAATCCAACTATTATTTTTGGCTTCACTATATCTTTAGGTAATTCTGGTAATAAATTAGCTTCCTTAAGCATTGATATTTTTGCTTTTAAATATGGAAGTTGAAATTCTGCTGTTAGCAATCCATAAACACCGCCAAGAGCATCTTGTAATTCATTTGCTATTAAAGATATTTCTGTAGCTGTAACTCTTTCAGCTTGTCTTTGTACTGAAGAATTTAAAAGAAATGCAAATTGTAATCTTGCTTCAATTTTATTTATTGTATCTAATGCAACTTTAAAATCTGCAAATTTTCCCATTTGTAAAACTGTTACATCTGCAGAATTACCTTCAATAATTGCACCATTATTAGCTCTAGCAACAGAGGAAACTCTAGTTGAACCATTTGGAGCAACCATAAATAAACATTTAGCTGAAGCTGTAGAACCTTCTAAAATAGCTCTTGTTAAACCTTCTAGTGATTTTAAATCTCCAAGATATGTTTCTACTAATCCTCTACCATAATCTTGACCATCAACCCTATTAAAACGTAAAGCAAGAAAAGGAAGCTCATCTAATTTATATTCTTTTTTTAAAATTTGTTTTTTAGCAACTTCTTGAATAAGACAATATTTATCTATTTCTCTATAAATATAAGTAAATAAATTTAAGTTTTTTTGTTCCTCGTCATATTTCTTTGTAATTAATTTTGCAAGTTCAGGTGGAAGAGAAGTTGGACTTATACTTTCTTTAATAATTATTTTTAAAACTTCACCTTGAGGATTTCTTTTTACTACATAATTTTCTAAACGATAAACTCTTAACCCTTTGTCAGTAAGACGTAATAAACAATTACCACCAACAATTAACTGTTTAAGAGCTTCATAAACATTAACTCTATCTGAAGTAGCTTCAATGTTATCCATTATAGCTTTTTCAATTTGAGCTAAACCTTGTTCTATAGTTTCTTTTTGTTGTGGGTCTTGTTGTAGTTTTTTATAAACTAAATCATCTATTCCTAATCGGAAGAATGGTGATTGTGGGGGAAATAAAGCTAACATCAGCTTTGACGATAAGTTCATAACGCCTCTTGAACCTACTGATTGGTGTGGCGTTGGAAAATTTGTACTTTCGTTTGAACCTTTTGGTGGGAATAAATGAGGTATAGTTAGTTCTGCACTATCTCTTGCTCTTTCTATAAATACTTCTCTATTAATTTCTAGCTTTGTATATTCACTCTCAATTTTAGATTTTTCTGAATTGACTTTATCCGATAACGTATATCTTTCCAAATTTAAACTTATTAGCTAGTTGGATAGTTTAAACCACTGCCTTCCGAAGTAAGAGGTATTCTTAAAGAACCTCTGCCTAATCTAATTCTTGATTTATTAGATGCAGTTTGTCCTGCTTCTGAACTTTCTCCAGCTACTTGCGGTGACATTTGTTTTTTACCTGCTACACCTTGAGTTACTGCTGGTGGTGTTGGTGGTAAAGGTTCTGGTGCTGGTGGCGGACTTGGGGTTTTAGGTGAAGAAATACACATAAAATTAATTTTCCTGTTGAATGTTAAATTGATTGATTAAATGATTTACTACTGACCTCTGACCTGATTTATAGTAAATTTCTTTTTCACTATCCTTTAAATCTGGACATTTGTCTGGGAATAGATTATCTAAATACTTTATTAATTCTTGTTTAATAATAGGTGTTCTTAATTTATCTGACATTGTCTACTCCTAAAGTGCAACCAATTAAATTTTTATTGAGATAATTCACCTGCAATAGCCGAATAACCACAAGCATCTACATAATCATCTAAATTATGTTCACCTGCCTTAGTCCTAGCTAACTTTAACAAAACCATTAAAATAGCGACGTCTTTAGGTGTTATTTTCATTTCTAAATAAGCACTCCAAAGTAAAGCTATATTTTTATGGTTAGTTAATTTCTCTCCATGAGTTTTATCTCTATCACCACTAACTAGCTTTTCTGCTTGTTGCAGAATTTGTAAAGTCTTCATATCTATAATTAAAAAGTTTAGGTTTCTTTGTTTTAAAATTATATTCGCCATGTCTTAATATTCTTGCTAATCTTGCTTGGTGGTATGCGTCTTCAGGCAAATATTTATTTCTTAAAAATTCATTAATTACAGCTTCCCATAGCTCATCTATATTTTTCTTATCTAATAAAACTCTAGATGCTTTTACAACTCCAACACCTACACAACCTTTATATCCATCAGCTTGGTCACCAACTAAAACTTGAGTACAAAAATTATAATCAGCTTTGTTACCATCTACATATTCAATACTGTCATCTATTATAAAACAATGCCAACCTGATATTGTTCGCATATCTTTATCACCAGATACTATAACACTTTTGTTTTTATATTCTCCTGTAGCTAATAAACCAATTACATCATCTCCTTCTAAATTAGGATAACTTTTAGTTTTGTAATTTTTAGCAATCCATTTCTTTAATTCAGTATAACAAACAGGTTTTCTAATAGCTTTTCTATAAGATTTATAAGAACTATCTAATTGCTTTCTAAAATTATTTTTATCTGAAAAACAAATTAAAACATCGTTAGAATTAGTATGTTTTAAATAAAATTCTATTGACTGAAACCATAATTGTTTAACACTTCTAAAATCACAATGTAATGTCCAAACATCATTACCCCAATCAGTTGGAACTTCTTGTGATGAAGATATTTTATAGGAAAGTAAATCTCCATCTACTAACATTATTTTATTTTTGTTAGCATAGAAATCATTCATATTTTTCATTTTTTTTCTCCATTAATTAAAATCATTTCAACAATACAATTTGTTGGTAAAACATTTCTGTCACCAAAAGAGGTAATTCTAAAATGCTCATCAACTGAATAAGATGCAAAAGTTTTTACAAACTTATTGTTTCTAGAAAAAACGTAACCTTCAATTACACAATGGTCAGGACTAAATTTTTCAAATTCTTTTTCATCACACCAACCTGTATCTCCTGTTGGGTCAATAAAAACTATTTTATATTTTTTATATAATTCAATCTTGTCTAATTGTTTTTTATTCATCTTTTTTTGTTTTGATTTTTCTTGTGATAATTTAGCAATTTATTTAAACAATCATTCAAATGTTTAATCTCATCATTCATTCTGTCTATTATGTCTTTACATTCACATTCAGGTTTAACGACGTTAGTAACGTGAGCTTTTTGTTTGTAAAAAAAATCTTTGTTTGTCATTTTTTTTCTCCGAATTGTTTTATTTGAATGTAAAAATCTATGAGGTCTTTTGCTGGAATTATGTAACCTACTGAAGTGTGATTATCTCCACCCCTTTTAAGAGGATAACCAACTACAAATTTTTTAAGTAAATTTAACGGAATACCGATAAATATTTGTTCTTTTCTTTTTACTACTTGTAGGAAAAATACCCAATATCTAGCAGTGCTTACAGAAATACCAGAGGGTTTCTGTCTGCTTTCTATTTCAACAAATATATTAGAAGTTTTATGCCAAAGTCTGTCAGCTTTAACTTCAATTGTACCTTCTATTATTTTTTGAAATTCGTTTTCATACTTTTGACCAAATGCCAAGTCCAAATCGAACTTGTTAGTGTGTTTCAGACCAATTACTGCCTACTTTAATTTCACCAGTCAAAGGACATCTAAAATTAAAATGTTTTCTTGTTAATTCAAAAGTTAATGATGCAATAGATTTAAAATGTTCTATTTTTTCTTTAACAACATAAAACTGCATTTCATCATGGATATGAAGTACCATTGCATAATCTTTACCCCATACAAAACTATTACAAGCTAGATTATCATTAAGAATAATTGTTCCTTGTTTAACAAGTAAAGCTCCCGCAGATTGTATTAAAGTATTTAGTGTAGAGTAATCTGCTCTACATATTAATTTTCTACCATCTAAACCTTTTAAATAACCAATACTTTTAAATTTATTTCTAACTGATTGATTAAGAAGTTTTAATGCTGGTAATGCTTCTTCAAATTTTTCTCTGACTAATTTTGCTTCGTTGTCAGACGTTCCAATAATTTCAGCAATTCTTTTATTTCCTGCACCATAAATGT